ATGGGCAAGGGGGAACCAATCAGCCACAACAGCCACAACAGCCACAACAGCCACAACCGTGAAATTGCATCGTTGAATGCGCAGCTGGATAACCTTCAGGAAGAACTGGATTTCGCAGGCGGCAAGGTGCCAGCCATCGACAGATGCTTCGACCACAAAGAAACCCTGTCGGCTAACTGCAAGGCTCACGGTGAATTCCCACAGGTGCGTATCTGGGCTGAATACGCTGGCCGGGTATCAGAAAAGCGCTCCCGCTGCCCTCACTGCATCAGCGCGGAAATGGCCGCTCTCACCTCACAGAAAAACGAGCTGGTGGTTGGCACCCTGATTGACGATGCCAGCATCCCTGAGCGCTTCGCGGGATGTGAGTTCGGTAACTATCGGGCGGTGAATGCCAGTGCAGCTGAGAACCTGTCGCTGATGAAACAATACGCTGCTGCATGGCCTCAGATGCTGGCGAACGGCACCAGCCTGATACTGAGCGGGAAGCCCGGCACGGGAAAAAACCACCTGGTTATCGGCCTGGCTAAGGACATCATCCGAAACCATCACAGCACTGTACTGCTGACCTCAGTGATGCGCATTGTTCGCGCCGTTCGTCGCACCTGGTCAAAAGACAGCGCCAGCAGCGAAGAGGACGTGATCGCGTATTACACCAGCCGTGACCTGCTGGTAATCGACGAGGTGGGCATTCAGTACGGCAGCGATTCCGAGATGATCACGCTGTTCGACATCATGAATACCCGTTACGAGCGCATGTTGCCGACAATCCTCATCAGCAATCTTGCGCCAGCAGAAATATCTGATGCCATTGGTGAAAGGCTGACTGACCGGATGGTGGAAGGCGATGGTGCGACACTGATTTTCAACTGGTCCAGCTACCGCAGCCAGAAAGGAGCCACAGTAGCATGAGCAAGATTTGGCGTGATGAAGACATGGAAGGCGCTGTGATTGGCGCCATGCTGCTGCGCGGTGCCGACAATGAGGTGATGGACGTCATTTCGTCGCTGCCCGCCAGCGCATTTGACGTGTGGCAGTACCGGGAGATTTTTCAGGGCATCTGTGACCAGGCCAGAAGCAAGGGCCTGATTGACCCGATCCTGCTGGGTGAAAACCTTCCGCAGCACGCGGCGCTGATTTACGAGTCAGGAAGAAAAACATGGTCACCGGCTTCGCTAAAATCCTACTCAGGCCAGCTGAAGCGCTTTGCTTCCCTGCGTGCTGCTCAGGCTGCGCTATCCGAGGCAATGAGCAGGCTCAACGCTGCCCCCAACAGCGACATGGGGATCGCCGCGCTGGAGGAAGTTAAGGCACTGGTTGCCGCGATACAGACAGACGCTCAGGCAGTCAGGCCAGTAGCGCTGGATGAGCTGCTGCCAGCGGTTATCAGCAGGCTCGAAGAAAAAGTGAAGGGCGATGCCGCAGGTCGCACAATCCTCACCGGGATAGAAGACCTTGACGCCATTACGGGCGGCTTCGACCAGACAGACCTGATTCTGCTGGCGGGACGGCCATCAATGGGCAAAACAGAGAGCGTCCTGGACATCATCGACAAGATTTCAGCGTCCGGCGGCGGGGTATTGTTGTTCAGCATGGAAATGGCCGCGATTCAGATTGCAGAACGCCACGTTTCAGCAGCTGGTGGCTTCTCAGCGTCAAAGCTCAAATCCTCTGACAGGCTGTGCGATGAAGACTGGGCGAGAATTTCCCACGGCATCGGTCAGATGACAGGCCGCCCAATCTGGATTGTCGATGCGGCAGACCTGAACGTTGAAGAGATTAAGCAGATCGCCATCACTCACAAGCAGCAGCATCCCGAAACTGCCCTGATTGCTATCGATTACCTGCGCCTTATCCAGCTGAAGAGCAGCAGCCGCCACGACCTGGCTGTCGGGGAAGTATCCAAGGGGCTTAAAGCACTGGCTAAATCCATCCGCACCCCGGTAATGGCCCTGAGCCAGCTTTCGCGCAACGTCGAACAGCGTCCGAACAAGCGCCCGGTTAACGCCGACCTGAAGGACTCCGGCGAAATTGAGGCCGATGCCGACATTATCATGATGCTCTACCGCGATGAAGTGTATGACCCGGAATCCCCGGCGCGCGGCATTGCAGAAATTAACATCACCAAAAACCGTAACGGTGCATTGGGCACAGTCTATCGCCGCTTCCATAACGGTCACTTCCACGACATCGACCAGGCCGAGGCGCAGAGCCGCTGCCGTGAACAGGTACAGCCAAAATCGTCAAACACCCGTAGTTACGCCAGAGGGGCAGCAAATGCGCACAGATAATCCAGCACACAAAGCACTTTTTACAATCCCAGCCGCCTCTCAGAGCCAGGAGGTTGCGGTAACAAAGCCGCTGCCTGAGCAGCAGGTAATCACCGGGCACAAGCAAACTGACGCCTATCTGTGGGTGCTGAAGGTTATCCAGACGAATGAGCCGGCCTACCTGCAGGTGGCCGAGGATGCGCTGGCAAAACTGAAAATCACGCCGAAGCAGGCGCAGGAGCGATACAGCCAGTACCTCATGAAACAGGGCGTTGCTCCATTCCAGATAGCCTTCAGCACCATGTCGATGGATAACCCCGCCGGGTACATCAGCGGCGCTAAGCGGGCCATTGAGAGTGCCTGCAAGGTACGCGCTCAGTTCGGCAGTTACGATGCCGCGATGGATAATGTGCCCGCAGAGGATTTAATGCTGGTGGGGAAAGTTGGCGAAGCCTATTCATGTTACTGGGGATGGACTGAGCAGGAAATCGCTGAAGAGTGCGTACAGGGCAAGCGGTGCAATGAAATTAACGAAAAGGTAAAGGCTATTTCTAAAGGGTTCGTCAGCCAGCTGCCAGCCCCGGCAACGCTTTCAGACGTTGTGCGAGAGTTTCAGTACTGGGACTGGCTCTACAGCATGAGAAACACCGCTGAGAAAGAGCTGGGTTATCAGTATGCCGATGGCGGCCGCGCTCATATCTCTGACCGTGAAGATTATCTGGAGCCGCTGCTATCGACGATTAAGCCAGTATCCCGGCAGGAAGCTGTCGAAGTTTGTCAGTGGGTGCTGGACGGGGAGCGGCTTATGGATCGGGGCGAACTGACCGAAGCAATTATTCTTAACCTGGTAGGGGAGTGTGAAGCATGAAACTTGAGTCAGCTGTCAAATACTTCAGCCCGAAGAGCATGAATATTTCAGGTGCCGCCCCAGCGACAACGCCAGACAGCCTGAACGGCACCGACCTGATGGGGGCGATTGGTATGTGCCAGTCAAAATCCCCGTTCGGCATGGCTGCGTACATGGCTAAAACAGGCGTCAGCAATGACGACCGATACCGGACCATCGAGCAGCTGCTGAGCTATGCCCATCGCACGGCACCAAAACTGGTAGTCAGGGCGGCTGGCAGTAATCTGGGCAAATGCCTGGTGGTGCTGTCGAAACTGGCCTTTGAAGAATATTCCCGTTCTGCAGCCTCAACCAGTGATTGCCGTGAATGTGCCGGATCTGGATTCATCGAAGAGTCACGCGAAGTGGTGAAGTATGCCGGTTATATCAACCTCTCCGGTGAAGAGGTGATCCCGCCGCGCACCGAAACGGAACTGGTCAAAGAGCGCTGCCAGCACTGCAACGGAAAGGGGAGGGTAACAGCCCGCTGCAGGTGTAACGGTACAGGACGGGTTCGCGACCTGGCAGAGTCAGCGCGACAGGGGGCACCGGTAGACAGGCAGTGTGAACGCTGCTCAGGAAGAGGCTATAAACGCTCCCCGGGCACCAGGGCCTACCGGGCAGTTCATACACTACTTCCAGAGCTGCAGGAGCGAACCTGGAACAATAACTGGCGGCCTTTCTTCGATAAGCTGGTGACGAAGTGTGAAATTGAAGAAGGCCATGCTGATTCGGAATTCAGAAAAGTAACCAGATAACGAAATCAGGTATTGCTTTTTTTCCGAAACTGGTAGATTATCCCTAAATAGTGGGATATTTACATACATACGCCACTGAAAAATTACAAACCTCGCTTCGGCGGGGTTTTTTGCTTTCTGGAGTGCAGGTATGCAAAGCGAAAAGCAACAAGCCTATTTCTATAATCCCGGCATGAACCCGTTGCAGCTTGAGGAATGGCTAAATCAGCAAAAGTTGCACGTGGCACATTTTAATCGCCTCTGCAAAGAGCGAGCCGCGCTATATATACAGCTCGAACAGGTAGAGTCTGCACTTGAGCGTCTTTCATCATCAGGTTTTGAAGGAACGTTGAGTTTTCCTTGTGGCCCCAATCCGCTTATGGAAAATCCTAAAAGCGGTGAGTGATAACAGGTCCGAGATGGAATCCTGATATTTACACAGTGGGCATAACGACATCAGCCTGCACCAAGATTTAGAGACTGCCATTTGGTGTTTTATCTCACCCACTGGATAGCGAGCAAGCCGTGTTTCTCCCCAATGGTGCGCTGCATCAGCATTACGCTGTTTGTGTAAGTTGCAGGAATTATCCCATTAGATATACTTAAGTTTCTATATGGGAGGTTTCACATGGGCAGAGAATGTTATATGGATACCGTGCTCGCTTGGATTAGAGAAAATCCTGACTGCAGCGCCCGCCAGGTTGCCAACGGGACAAGTTTGAAGGTGCATCAGGCCTCTAATGCATTAAGAACCCTGGTGAAGAAGGGTGTCGTTTTATGCAATCAACGCAATGGTAAATGCACCTACAGAACTGGGAAAAATATTGAGTTTGGAAGAAGCAGAGTGCTGAATGAATTTAATGATTTAATAAGTTGCGTTCGAAATTCATTTGATGTTCCTGGTGGCTAGCTATTCTTAAGTATTGCCCCCGGCACACATCGATAACCCCGCTTCCCGATGTGGCTTGGCTTAAATGCAACCAGTGGTGTTATCGATGTGGTGAATGCGCAGGCTGATGCGCCTCTGATCCGGGAGAGTGGAAATAGAGCACCGGAAAACGCATTTTCAATGCCGGAGATCAGCACCGGCCACCACACATAATTCAAAGGTCGCCACTGGGCGGCCTTTTTCTATTCATAGGAGCATAGTCAGATGCTGGCATCAATTAAGGCCGACACCAGCGGCATTAAGAGAAAACTGCAGGCTTTACTTGAAGTGCTTCCCGAACATATTCCTGACCAGTTCGGCAGCATGTTGTCTGACCTGGTCGACAATATCATCCTTGTGAATGGTACGCCCCATAGGAGCATAGTCAGATGCTGGCATCAATTAAGGCCGACACCAGCGGCATTAAGAGAAAACTGCAGGCTTTACTTGAAGTGCTTCCCGAACATATTCCTGACCAGTTCGGCAGCATGTTGTCTGACCTGGTCGACAATATCATCCTTGTGAATGGTACGCCCGCAGTTGCTGCAGGTGGTTCCTTCGATATCGTTTGTGTCGCTGATTTCAGTGGGACTGCTTACGACAAGGTCATGGCTGCAGCCAGGGCATTTAAAGCTGACAGTATCGCTCATTAAATACTCCATATCTGTAAGGTTATTTTTGGCGATTTAACGATAACAGAAATGGATATGACCAGCCAGAAGCTATCTGGCACCAATTTTAAGGCTCACTACGGTGGGCCTTTTTCATTTCCCTCTCCCACACACACGGCACCAGCGGCAACCGCCGAGGTGAGCATATGAAAATGAATGATAAACATGACCTGCTAACTGCGATGCTGTCTGCGAAAGAGCAGGGGATCGGTGCGTTACTAGCGTTTTTCATGGCGGTCTTGCGCGGAAGGTATAACGGCAGCGGATTTACTAAAACGGTTATCGATGCGCTGATGTGCGCAATGATCGCATGGTTCGCGCGTGACATTCTCGATGTGTTCGGGCTGAAGCCTAATCTGGCCTACATTTTGAGCGTGTTTATCGGCTACGTAGGAACGGAAACAATCGGCGCATTTATCAAGCGCGTCATAAATAAAAAGGCAGGTGTGACTAATGGCAACGAGCAATAGCGGAATCAGGGGCATTCGCAACAATAACCCGGGCAACATTCGCTGGGGCGATGAATGGCAGGGTCTGGTACCCAAAGCACAGCGCACCGATAAATCCTTCTGCCAGTTCACCACGCCTGAATATGGCATCCGGGCAATGATTATTATCCTGCGTAATTATCAGCGTAAGCATGGGCTGAATACGGTCACCGGTATTATCAAACGCTGGGCACCGCCGAACGAGAACGACACGCAGGCTTATATCGACAGCGTGGCAAAATCTACTGGCGTACCAGCTGATAAGCCTGTTGATACAACGGATAGCCGATTCATGATGAATTTGTTGCGGGCAATTATTCAGCACGAAAACGGTAGCCAGCCATACGAGTTTGCAACATTCGTAAAAGCCATTGATTTGGCCGGGGCATAAAATGACGTGGCTGGCAAATAACTGGCGAGTGCTGCTGGTTGCAGCTCTGCTATTGCTGTGCGGCGTCATGGCGAAGTTAGCTGGGCATTATCACACCCAATACAGCGACCAGCGCACTGCCAATCAGCAGCTGCAACGCGACAACGACCAGCAGGGTGCTGTAATCGCTACACAGGCGTTCCAGTTTAACCGCTTCAATGAGATAGCCGACAGGCAGCAGCAATATGCTGTGACGCTTGCGGGGAAGGCGGAGGAGAAAGAGATTGAGTATCGCACCATCCTCAAGAGTGAGCCGACCTGTGCTCTTCCTGTGCCTGCTGCTATCGCTGGCAGGCTGCTCGACTACACGAACCGTCTACGTTCCAGCGCAATGCACGCCTATCCCGGCCTCGTTGATGAAGCCAATGCTGGTGCCACTGCCCCCGGCACCCTGACGTACTGTCAGGCGGTGCTGTGGATTGATCAGCTACTGACAGTCATCGACATCGGGAACGGGCAGTTCACAGATATCAGAGAAGCAGATAAAACCAGAGCCTCGCACTAGCGGGGCTTTTTAATGCACAGATACCAGAGAAGGTAGCGAATGAACGAACAAGCCAACAAAATCCTTGCTGACCTGCTACAGAAGGCCAGTAATGGCATTGACGCCGCAGTGTCATTTAGTCAGGCACAGATTCCTGATGTTATCCATCAGTTGCTGATGTGGAACTTTGCAGAGAGCATCATTTTTAGCCTGACCGGAATATTGCTATTCCTGCTAGTACAGTACTTAACGTTTCGGATTTTTAAATATCTACGAAAAGAGTGGGAGGGTGATTATTTTAGTGACCACCCAGAGGTTATCGTAGTGTTTATGCTCTGGTTACTGGTAACCCTGATTACGCTTACCTTGTTGGATTTAAGCTGGCTAAAAATCTGGATTGCTCCAAAGCTCTACCTCATCGAATATGCATCCCACCTGGTTAAGTGACCATCACAAGGCCCATTTGCGAGTGGGCCTGATGATGAACTCTCCGACACGGGATAACGGTTAGCCACGCTGTGAAGCGCTGCTACATCGTGACTTTGGATTGTGCTGAAAACTGCATTAACAGATTTCACTTTTCAGCATAAACGCATCAAATCATCGGTTGCTGTCACCAGCATTGCCGAGGGGTATATCTGTCTAACCAGTAGGAAATTATGATGAGCAACAAAGTCGGCCATTTGCATTTCATCATTGATGATTACAGCTACCGTATTTCGACTAATAGAGGCCAAGCAAAATATACACTTAACGGCATTCCGACCTTTAAAATGGGAGACGTTGATAGCCTGCCAGATAAAGTAGTCATTTCTGATCACCGCTCATTACCGAGTGCTATGAATGCTCCTGTAGAAGCCAAGCCAACAGTTGAAGATAAAATTCGTGAGATTGTATCCGGGTACGTTACTGGTGAACTCTATGAATTCGAGGATGAACTGGTAGATGAGCTGAAAACACTCTTTCGCCAGGGTCAGCAGGAAACTGATGCCGCCCGCATGGCTGAGTTGGTGAATTCCGCAGTCTCTGAGCGAATTCGCAAAGAATTACAGCCAGGCGGCCTGCTGTATAGTCGTTAATCATCGAGGTGAAGATGGAAGTGGTCATCGACGGCGTGCCATATGCACCTGCTGCACAGCAACGCTCTAACATCGGGATAGCGATTACCACCCATAATCGTCAGGCAGTGCTGGATAAAGCGCTGGAGCATCAGCTCCGTTATTTACCGCCCGGTGCGCTGGTGGTTGTGATTGATGACGGTTCGTCCAAGCCCGTTACTGTGCCTGATGGCGTGAAGCTTATCCGCAGTGAGGCATCGCGCGGAATTGTGGCAGCGAAGAACGCCAGCCTCGAGGCTTTGATTGATGCAGGGTGTGAACACCTCTTCCTATGGGATGACGATGCATACGCTATAGCTGGTGGATGGGAACAGCCTTACATCGATTCACCCGAGCCGCACCTCGCTTACCAGTTCCTTGACCTGGCCGGACCGCGAAAGCTGAAAGACCTCGCCGTACTGTACCAGGACGACAGGCATATCGCTTACACCGGACAGCGCGGCGTGATGCTTTACTACCACCGCTCAGCAATTGAGAAGGTAGGCGGCTTTGACCCGGTTTACGGGCGCGGCATGTATGAACACTCTGACCTGGCTCTGCGCATTCACAACGCCGGGTTAACCAGCTGGGCGTTCGCTGACGTTGCTGGCTCCGAAAAGCTGATTTACTCGTTGGACGAACATGAAGCGGTGGACCGTTCAGTACCGAAGCCAGACCGGGAAGCGCTAGTTAGGCGCAACGTGACGATTCATAACGAGCGCCGTGACAGCGGATACGCCGGATACGCTGAGTATCGAAGCCAGTGCAACGTGGTTATCACTACGCTGATGACCAGCCAGCCAGACCCGCAGCGCGGTACCAAACTGACTCCATTACCTGGCCTGCTGAACAAGTGGGCCGCGTCAATTAAAGGCGCTGATGCTGTGGTGCTGGCCGACGAACTCCCGAACGCACCGAACGGCGCAACCATCCACCGCGTGCCTGATGTGGCGATGAACGTCTACTTCCGGCGCTGGCTGCATATTTACCAGTACCTTCGCGAGCATCCTGAATACCGGTTCGTCTGGTGTACCGATGGCACTGACGTGGAGATGCTGCGCGAACCATGGGCGGAGATGGAGCCTGGCCGACTGTATGTCGGTTCGGAGCCAAAGACCTACGCTGACGCATGGGCCACTACCAATCACCCGGAGCAGCCTTATGCTGAGTTCATTGCCGCACATCGTAATGAGCTGATGCTTAACGCTGGCCTGCTCGGTGGCACACGTGAAGATGTGATGGCATACGCGCATGCGATCGTCCGCATCTGGTATCGCACCGAGTCAAACAGGTTCTGGGGAAAAGAGAATGGCAAGCCATGCGTGGGCGATATGATCGCTTTCGGCATAGTGGGTTATCAGCAGCGCGACAAGTTGGTTACCGGACCGCGAGTGCATACCGTGTTTAAAACTGATGGCGTGGGTAAAGAGTGCGCCTGGTGGAAGCATAAATAGGCTGAAAGGCAGGAGATAAAAGTGGAAATTAACATTAGCTTTCCAGAAATAGGAAGCAGAATGCAATTGTCCGATAAAGTTGAAGCTGGTGATGTGATAGATGGAATTAAATTTATCAAGAAGATATCTTCAAAGATAAAAGTTTCTAAATTGAACGGTGTGCACCCTAGTGTTGAATTGGTGACGCATTACACTGAAGACTTTGACCCATCCGTTAGTTTTTCAGAGTTTGAAGCAAGGGCAAGTGAGCACATAAAAAACATCCTGTCAGGGCTGAATGTCCCCGCATAGCGGGGACTTGCATTACTTAATCTTGTGATAAATATTATCAGCTTTAGCGTATATATGGCTTACAGATAAGGCGGTATCCTTTTGGTCAGGTGACATCTGGTTATCGTCAAACCCAAAAGCTTTATCCATATACGATACGAACCTTCTTCTGAAATCACCCGGATCTGATGACTCAGCCATTGCCACTGCAAGTACGAATGCAAATACATCTTTCTGTCTATCGGTAAACGTTGAGCTCATTTACATTTCCTTTTCAGGGGTAATCAGCCATCCCTCCTGTTGTGAACGTCAGTGCCGCAAACACGGACGGGCTGAGGACATATAGTAACCAGGGTTAATCTATGGGCGAAGAAATAATGATTGTGGTTGTCGGTCACCACTCGCGCCGCGATATGGCCACGCGCCTGGCTGAACAACTGCACGCCGACCATCTAATTGTGGATGAGCGTGGCATCGGAGCAAATGAAATGCACCTCCGCGCCATCGAGTGGGCAGGCCAGCAAGATTGCAGAGTGGTGATTGTTGAAGATGATGCGCTTCCTGTTCCTGGCTTCGCGTCACTGGCTCAGGAATGGGTGGAGAAATTTCCTGATAACATTTGCTCGTTCTATCTCGGCACCGGACGACCGCCGCAGTACCAGATGCAGATAGCTGCCAGCCTGATCGAAGCCGATAAGAAGCAGGCCGACTACATCACGATGGACAGGCTATTGCACGGTGTTTGCTACAGCCCACCACCGAACGGAATCAGCACAATCCTGAAGAACTGGAACAGCACGAAAGCCGCCGACTATGCAGTTGGCGACGCGCTTGGCCGCAAGGTCATCTATCCGTGCTACTCACTTGTGGATCATGCTGATGGAGAGACTGTCGCACGCCACCCGGATAACGAGCCACGGAACGAGCGGCGCAGGGCATGGCGCTTAGCTTCCCCACCTCATAAGGCAGCAGATGGAAAAGAAAGAGCCACGCATTTACGGCAGCCGATGGGATAAAGCCCGGCGATCATTCCTGCAGGAGCACCCGCTATGCAGTATGTGCCAGGAGCAACACCGCATATCAGCAGCAACCGTGGTTGACCACATCGAACCGCACAAGCTGAAAGATGCCATTAAGTCAGGTAATCAGCAGGCGATCGCCAAAGCACAGAAGCTGTTCTGGGATAAGAAGAACTGGCAGCCACTGTGCAAAGCCCATCACGATTCAACCAAACAACGCATGGAGAAGAGCGGCACCATGATTGGCTGCGATGCCAACGGCTACCCGCTCGACCCTGAATCGCACTGGAGTAAGTAATGAAAGACCTGAGCATTGTTTATCGCGATGGGAAGTTTGTTCACGTGGTTGTTGATGGTGTTGAGATGAGCCAGATCACCGCGATTCATTTCTCCCACCAAGTGGGCGAGACCGTGCCAACGCTGTCGCTATCCGGCCATCTAATCAGTGGGCTCAGCAAATCAGGCAATGAACTTGAGCAGGTCGATAAAGTATCGAAGTGAAATTATATCATTTTCAATGATATCGATGCTCATTTTAGGTTGGGGGGAGGGTAAATCTTCAAACCCTTTGCCCCAAATGACCGCCGCCAAAGTTTCGATTTAGCGCTAACCCGATTTTTTCATATTTATAAACACCAAAGGTGTTGACATATGGCAGAAAAAAGAACTCGCTCCGACAGTTCGTCGGCTGCGATTCAGGCCATGCAAAATGCAACCGTGGACACCATCCAGCCCCCGGAGCATGCGGGTCTGGAGAAAAAAGCCGAACCATTTTGGCATGACAATATCAGATCGAAAGCTCTCGACAGCTGGACACCAGCCGATCTTCTCGCTGCCGCCGAACTGGCAAATAACCAGCTCTATATCACCGTTTTACGCAAAGATTTGCGTAAAGAAGAGCGGGTGCGCGGAGAAGAAAGAAACGAAGCCGTCATTAAGCAGCTGCGAAAAGAAATTGTAGAACTTCAGCGAACGATTCTGGCACAGCGGCGCGACTTGCAGATTCACTCTCATGCCACGAACGGCGAAAGCCGGGACCAGAAAAAACGAAATCAGAACGACCAGGCCGCGCGTCGAACCGCCACGCAGCACTCTGAAGGTGACGACAACCTGATCGCATTTCCCAAACACGGGTAGAGGCAGATTATGACTCGCGGTGAGCGTGTGATTGCGTTCATCGAACGCTTTTGTATTGTGCCGGAAGGCGCACTGCTCGGTAAGCCAATGCTGCTTGACGAGTTTCAGAAAAAGTTCCTGATAGCTATTTACGATAACCCTGTCGGAACCGATAAAGCATTCCTCAGCATTGCCAGGAAAAACGGCAAGACCGGACTCATTGCCGGAATTCTGCTGGCTCACCTGGTGGGGCCAGAGGCGGTTCAGAACACACAGATCGTCAGCGGAGCAATGAGCCGGGAACAGGCGGGTATCGTGTTCAGCCTGGCTGTAAAGATGATAAATCTTAATCCCGCGCTGCAATCCATTGTGCACATCATCCCAAGCGGGAAAAGGCTAATTGGTCTGCCCTGCAACGTAGAGTTCAGGGCGCTGGCTGCCGAGGGTAAGACCACGCACGGATTATCTCCCGTTCTGGCGATACTGGACGAAGTCGGCCAGGTAGTCGGGCCACAAAGTGATTTTATTGACGCGATCGTCACGGCACAAGGTGCGCATGAAACCCCCCTGCTTCTCGCCATCAGTACCCAGGCTGCAAATGATGCGGACCTTTTCAGCATCTGGCTGGACGATGCCAAAAACTCAAAAGACCCACACATCGTTTCTCATGTTTATGAGGCGCCCAAAGAAGCCGATTTGAGCGACCCGGAGTCATGGCGGGCGGCTAATCCCGCGCTGGGCACCTTCCGATCGCTGAAGGATATGCAGCGCATGGCCGAGCAGGCTGCGCGTATGCCGAGCTTTGAAAACACATTTCGAAACCTGAACCTGAATCAGCGCGTATCAACGATATCGCCTTTCATCTCCAGGAACGTGTGGGAGTCATGCGGGAAGGAGCCTGTAAACACTCCACGTAAGTGGTTTGCCGGACTCGACCTGTCAGCGCGTAACGATTTAACGGCGCTGATTATTGCCGGTGAGGCTGAAGACGGTATCTGGGATGTGTTCCCCTTCTTCTGGACGCCGGGTAAGACGGTGGTAGACAGGGCAAAAACAGACCGTGCGCCCTATGACGTGTGGGTTAAGCAGGGTCTGCTCAGAACCACGCCGGGGGCATCAGTCGATTATGAATTTGTCGTGAACGATGTGGCAGAAATTCTCAGCGATTTTGACATTACATCAATGGCCTTCGACCGATGGCGCATTGAGCAGTTCAAAAAAGAGGCTGAAAATATTGGCCTCACTCTGCCACTCATGGAATTTGGGCAGGGCTTTAAAGATATGGGGCCTGCCGTCGACACGCTGGAATCTCTGATGCTTAACGGCAGGATCAGGCACGGCATGCATCCGGTTCTGACAATGTGTGCTGTGAATGCCGTGGTGGTCAAAGATGCTGCTGGCAACCGCAAACTGGACAAATCAAAAGCCACAGGCCGCATCGACGGTATGGTTGCACTGACGATGAGCGTTGGTGCTGCAAACGGGGAGGTCACTGAGCAGGGTGGTGACTTCGACGACTTCATATTTCAACCACTGAGCATGTAATGGAAGAACCTAAATACAGCATCGACCTCCGAACGAATAACGGCTGGTGGGCTCGGGCGGCATCTTTCTTTGTCGGTGGCCGGCTTGTTACTCCCGAGAAGGGTTCTCAGATGGGCCCAACGTCTGCCAGCGGCCATCTTGGCGACTCAGCTATTACCGATGAACGCATACTTCAAATATCAACCGTGTGGCGGTGCGTCAGCCTGATTTCGACACTGACGGCTTCGCTTCCTCTGGATGTACTGGAAACCGATAAGGAAGATAACCGCAGCAAAGTCGGCATGGATAACCCTCTGGCCCGCCTGTTGCGCTTCTCCCCTAACCAGTACATGACTGCACAGGATTTTCGTGAAGCAATGACGATGCAACTGTGTTTCTACGGAAACGCATATGCACTGATAGAACGAAACGCAGTGGGCGATGTTGTCAGCCTGCTTCCTCTGATGTCGGCCAATATGGATGTCCGGCTTGAAGGAAAAAAACTGGTCTATCGATATCAGCGCGACACTGAATACGCCAACTTCTCCCAGAGGGATATATTCCACCTGAAAGGTTTTGGTTTTAACGGTCTGGTCGGGCTGTCACCGATCGCCCACGCCTGTAAGTCAGCAGGTGTGGCGGTTGCGATGGAAGATCAGCAGCGTGATTTCTTTGCCAACGGCGCGAAGTCACCACAGCTGTTGAAAACTGACAAGGTGCTAACCAAAGAGCAACGCGCCCAGGTGGAAGATAACTTCAAGGAAATTGCAGGAGGTCCGGTAAAAAAACGCCTCTGGATTCTGGAAGCGGCATTTGAAACATCTGCCATCGGCGTTACACCTCAGGATGCAGAGATGATGGCCTCCAGAAAGTTCCAGGTGAGTGAGCTGGCGCGATTCTTCGGCGTGCCACCGCACCTGGTGGGTGACGTTGAAAAGTCTACCAGTTGGGGAACGGGCATCGAGCAGCAAAACCTTGGCTTCCTGCAGTACACGCTACAGCCCTATATCTCGCGCTGGGAAAACTGCATACAGCGGTGGCTGCTTAAGCCTGAACAGGTTGGTAAATATCATGCAGAGCATAATCTCGACGGCCTTCTGCGCGGTGATTCTGCGTCCCGTGCGGCCTTCATGAAAGCAATGGGAGAAGCCGGGCTGCGTACCATCAATGAGATGCGGCGGCTCGACAATATGCCGCCGCTACCGGGCGGCGATGTCGCATTCCGGCAGGCGCAATATGTGCCAATCACTCAACTGGGCAATAACACCGGGACTCGCGAAAGCGGGTCTTAGTTTTTATGGGGGCACCAATGCCAGAAATTAACAAAACGCTGTCCTTCGACCAGACCGAAATTAAGTTTACCGGGGACGGTAAGCAGGGGATTTTCGAAGGGTACGCATCAGTCTTCAACAATACAGACTCCGATGGAGACATCATCCTGCCCGGTGCATTTAAAAATGCATTAGCCAATCAGACCCGCAAGGTGGCGATGTTCTTTAACCACCGGACGTGGGACCTGCCTGTAGGTAAGTGGGATGCGCTGGAAGAAGACAGCAAAGGCCTTCTGGTGCGCGGCCAGTTAACGCCCGGCCACAGCGGCGCGGCCGATCTAAAAGCCGCTATGCAGCATGGCACGGTTGAAGGGATGTCGGTCGGGTTTTCAGTCAGCAAAGATGATTACTCGATGGGTACATCGGGGCGCATCTTTAAAAACGTTGCGGCGCTGCGCGAGATTAGCGTCTGCACTTTCCCGGCCAATGAACTGGCTGGCGTATCAGCGATGAAAAGCGCTGAAGGTATCGAAACCATTCGTGACATTGAGGGCTGGCTGAGGGATTCAGTCGGGCTGTCGAAGTCGCAGGCAGTGGGCATGATTGCCCGGTTTAAGTCAGCAATTCGGAGCGAGTCCGAGGGTGACCAAAACGAAGATCAAATCAGCGCTCTGCTTGAGAGCATCAAATCATTCCCAGCAAATTTAGGAAGAAAATAATATGTCAGAACTCGCTCAAATCCAGAAAGCCCTCGAAGACTCCCAGAAGCACATGCAGCAGCTCTTCGATGCACAAAAGCAGGAAATCTCCTCTACTGGCGTTATTTCCAAGCAGCTGCAGGACGACCTGGCGAAAGTTAACGAAGAGATGCAAAAATCCGGCGCCCGCCTGTTCGATCTGGAACAGAAACTTTCAGCCGGTGCAGAAGACCCTGCACAGAAAAAATCGTTCTCTGAACGTGCTGCAGAAGAGCTGACCAAATCGTGGAACGGCAGCAAAGGTAGCTTCGACGCTAAAACCTTCAACAAATCACTGGGTAGCGATGCAGGCTCTGCTGGCTCTCTGATCCAGCCGATGCAGGTACCGGGTATCGTGATGCCGGGCCTTCGCCGTCTGACCATCCGTGACCTGCTGGCACAGGGGCGAATCTCCAGCAATTCGCTGGAATACGTGCGTGAAGAAGTCTTCACCAACAACGCTGCTTCAGTGGCAGAGAAAGCGCTCAAGCCTGAATCGGATATCACCTTCAGCAAACAGACAGCCAACGTTAAAACCGTTGCTCACTGGATTCAGGCATCCCGTCAGGTTATGGACGATGCGCCAATGCTTCAGTCCTATGTGAACAACCGCCTGATGTACGGACTGGCACTTGCAGAGGAGCGCCAGCTGCTGAATGGCGATGGCAACGGTGACGATCTTGAAGGCCTGAACCATGTGGCCACCGCCTACGATTCCAGCCTGAATGCCACGGGTGATACTCGTGCCGATATTATCGCCCACGCGGTGTACCAGGTGACTGAATCAGAATTCAGCGCTTCAGGTATCATCCTCAACCCGCGTGACTGGCACAGCATTGCCCTGCTGAAGGATGGTGAAGGTCGCTATATCTTCGGCGGCCCGCAGGCATTCGCAGCTAACGTGATGTGGGGACTGCCGGTAGTTCCGACCAAAGCACAGACTGCTGGTACGTTTACCGTTGGTGGCTTCGACCTGGCCTCGCAGGTATGGGACCGCATGGACGCCACTATCGAAGTTAGCCGCGAAGACCGCGACAACTTCGTTAAGAACATGCTGACCATTCTGTGTGAAGAACGCCTGGCGCTGGCGCACTACCGCCCAACGGCAATCATCAAAGGCACCTTCGAATCAGGTTCGTGATGGGGGTGGGCGGGGAAACTCGCCCAGATAAGCAATGGCGATTGATGTAACAACCGTAGTGCCGATTGAAGAACTCCGTCAGCACATAGAGTTCGATGCAACGGATCGTGACGCCGTGATTAAACGTTACGCTCAGGCGGCGCTGGACTACTGCCTGACGTGGTGCGATGAACCTCGCTGGAAATCGGCCAGTGATATCCCGTCCCCTGTGGTTTCGGCAATGCTTCTTGTTTTTGGTGACCTTTTTGAGCACAGGACAAGCCAGACTGAAGTGCAGCTTTACACTAACAGTGCTGCCGAAAACCTGATGTTCAATTGCCGAAACTGGCGTGGAGTTGAAGAAAAACCCGCAGAGGAGGGTAGCTGATGGAGCCGGGACGTTTACGACATCGGGTAAGAATTGAAGTTAAAACAGACGAGCGTGATGAACATGGTCAGCCATTGGGCTGGCAGGCCGTGAAAACGGTACCCGCTGATATACGCTCCGTCACCGGAAGAGAGTTTATTAGTGGCAGCGCCGAACGTTCTTCAGTGACAACTAAAATATTCATGCGTTACAGGGATGATATTCGTGCAACCACTACGAGACTTATTGAGCAAGACAATCGCGGTGATGGCAGAGTATTTACCGTAACTGCTCCTTTGCCCGGAAGAGACCGCAGGAACATAGAAGTGCTGTGCATGGAGGACTTTAGCCGTGTGGACTGACCTGAAAAGCGAAGTTGAGCGTCTTCTTAACGTAAAAGTTTTTCCCCTAATTGGTCTGCAAACAGAAAAAGAGTTTGTAACTATTCAGCTTGTTAGTGACCCTAATATTGAATCTGGAAGTATCAGAACAAGTTTAATAGCCGCAAGATACCAGCTGAGCTTCATCTCTCCTTTTTACAAAAGGGTTGAGGAGATGGATAAAATACTGTGGTCAGCCTGGAAAGATATCAGGCACGGACATATCAGCGCTTACCCTGTTCAGTATGTTGCCAGGGGCGGCCTTTCCGAAAGTTACACCGCTGAGGATAGTGGGGTGTATCGCAGAGCAAGGGACTTTATTTTCTACTGCCCCGAGGATGCTTCATGATCAGCATGAAAGTTACCGGGCTTGATGAATTGGAGCGGCAGCTTATTGCACTGGGGAAGAAAGCAGGCACTGAAGTGTTACGAGATGCCGGGCGTGCTGCTCTTGCCGTGGTGGAAGAGGACATGAAACAGCATGCAGGTTATGACAAAACCGCTGCGGGCCCTCATATGCGCGACTCCATTAAAATCCGCTCAACTACCCGCGCTCGTGGCAATGCCGTAGTGGTTTTACGCGTTGGTCCGAGCAAACAGCATTATATCAAAGCTCTGGCGCAGGAATTTGGCACGGTTAAACAAATACCCTCACCGTTTATTCGCCCTGCACTGGATTACAACAAGGCTAAAGTCCTCCGCATTCTGGCGGTTGAAATCCGCGATCGCATTTTAAACAACGGGTAGCGTTTGCTGCCATTTATCTGAGAGAGAAAAAACATGGCTGATAACAAAACTTCGCCGGAATACGCGATGCTGCCTGCGGGTACCGTAGTTAAGTATGGTCAATCAGGCGCTGAAGTCTCGGCGATGAAACCGCTGATTAACTGTAAGGCGCTGGGCGCTACCGGGCAGACGGGCAGTTTCGTGGACTGCACCACGCTGATTGATACCAGCAAGCAGTTTATTTCCGATCTGCCTGAAGGCCCTGAAAAGTCGCTGGGCTTCATTGACGATCCGTCTAATGAAAACTTTGCTGCCTTCCTGAACGCGGCTCAAAACCGTGAAACGGTTCAGTTCTACGTTGAGCTGCCAAACGGTCGCACTGCGAATATGATTCTGGCGCTTTCTGGCTGGCAGATGAATGAAATCACCGCGCCTGCGAGTGAAGTAATTCAGATCACCGTCCAGGGCAAGCAGAACAATATTGTCTGGGGTACCGAAGCAACATCGTAATCACCAGTGCCACGCATAACTGCCGCTTTCGGGCGGCGAATTAACCCCACATGGAAAATAAAAAATGACCGAAAATAATGATTACGATATTTCGTCACTGAAATCAGCGCTGCTGAAATCAGGTAATACCGCCACCGAGACGACTCTATTCGGTGCTAAGGTTTTTCTGCGCAGGAAGTCTGCCGGGGAGCTTATCGACTATGAGGAGGCGCTTGATAAAGCCTATGTCGAAGGTGACGTGCGTAAATCCTCAGAACTCAGCGTCCAGTTGATTATTGACTGCCTGGCAAATCCTGACGGTAGCGCGATTTCCCCCGAATACCTTCCCACTGCAGCTGAGCTGATTAACGCGCACGATAACCCTACGCTCCTTGAAGCCATTGAGAAGGTGAAGAAGCACGCTATCGGCAAGCTGGAAGATGCGGAAAAAAACTAAGCAGCTCGCCCTGGCTTGAGCTGATTTTCTGGCTGGCCGATCGCTGGGGCGAGCCTGACCCCGCAAAAATTGCTGCCTTGCCCGTCGATACGCTGAATCACTGGAAGGCATTCTTCATCAGGCAGGGTGTGCTGGCACGCGCCGAAACTCAGCCTGAAGACACATCCCATAAGGCAAAACCATCCCCATCTGAACCCACGCGGACCGCTGACCGGAGTGTTAACGAGCAGTGTAACGCGGTAATGAGAGCGCTAATGTAATGGCTGATGTTGCTTCGCTTGCGGTCGGGCTGCACCTTAACGCGGCCAACTTCAAATCTCAGTTAATTGGCGCATACGGCGATGCTGATAAGCAATCCCGGCAGTTCAACCGCAAGGCACAGGATGATGCCAAAAAAACTGAGGATGCTTACAAACGGATCAGTACGTCAGTGACGGGCCTTGCCGGGCGGCTGGCAGGTCTGGCAGGCGTTGGCCTGTCGCTCGGCACAATCATCCAGACTTCCCGGCAGTATGGTCAGGCTTTGTCTGACCTCTCCGCAATCACCGGTGCGACCGGAACCCAGCTTAAGGCGCTGGATGAAGCCGCACAGCAGATGGGGCGTACCACTGAGTACAGCGCCAGCCAGGCGGTTGAAGCGCTGAAGCTGATGGCCTCTGCCAAGCCTGAACTGCTGGAAACAGCTGACGGCCTCACCCGGGCGACTAACAGCGCTCTGGTGCTGGCTCAGGCTGCTGGCAGCACCTTACCCGATGCAACCAAAACGCTGGCGCTTTCACTGAATCAGTTTGGGGCCGGTGCGAATCAGGCCGATCGCTATATCAACGTTCTGGCCGCTGGCGCGAAGTATGGCGCATCGGAAATTAACGATACTGCGGCCGCCATCAAAAATGGCGGCGTGGCAGCCGCTCAGGCAGGCATCGGATTTGAAACGCTCAATGCTGCGATTCAGGTCCTGGCATCGCGTGAAATTAAAGGGGGTGAGGCTGGCACAGCTTTACGCAACGTCATCCTCAATCTTGAAAAGGGCACGGATAAATCGCTTAAGCCATCAGTGGTCGGTTTAAGTCAGGCGCTTGGCAACCTCGCAGGTAAGAACCTGTCCACGGCGCAGGCCGTGAAGCTTTTCGGCGTGGAAAACCTCAATGCCGCATCTATCCTGGTGGATAACCGCAGCAAGCTGGACGAACTGACCAAGTCACTGACGGGAACTCAGACAGCGCATGAGCAGGCCGCCATTCGCGTGAACAACCTCAACGGCGACTTGATGGGCCTTACCAGCGCCTTCGAAGGATTGATCATCAAAGTGGGGCAGTCTGGCACCGGGCCATTGCGCAGTGGTGTCCAGGGAGTTACGGACGCCATTAACGGGCTGACGGATAATTTCAATACCGTTGCATCTGTCGCGCTGTACACGCTTATCCCTGTGCTGTCGACGAAACTTACCGCAGGGCTTCGCGGCAACATATCTGCCTGGGTGGATAATCAGAAAGCAGTAAGAAATGCAGCGCTGCAGCAGGCCGACATTGCCAAGAAAACGATTGAAGCTGCGCAGGCTACGCGGTTACAGGCTCAGGAAGAGGCCCGTTACTACGCCACGCGTTCTGCGGCTAATAAGGCTGCAGGTCTCAACGTCAGTTATCAGCAGGAGCAGGTTGCTCTGAGCCGTCAGATTCGCGAATCACGAATCGCCGAGGCTACCGCTACAGCCAGTCTGGCCGCCGCTAACACGCGGCTTTCGGTAGCATCCCGTGCGGCATCAGTAGGCATAGGCCTCGCGCGCGGCGCGTTATCTTTGATTGGTGGCCCGGTCGGTGCGGCAATGCTTGCGGGTTCTGCGTTGCTCTACTTCCATCAGCAGGCGAAGGATGCGCGTCAGTCCGCTATCAACCTGAAAGATGCCGTGATCGAAACCACCGCCGCGCTGATGCAGCTTTCCGATAAACAGCTGTCGGTAAAGCAGCTCGACCTTCAGGACCAGTACGAGAACCAGGTTACTCAGCGTAACCAGTTGATGAAGGAGATTCAGGACGCCAACAGCCGTATAGGTGACCTGAAGGGATTTGACCCATTCGGCCAGCTGTCTGGCGTTCAGAAAGATAAAACCCGCGCCGAAGCCGATCTGGAATCAGTCAATAAAGGGCTGCTCACTACCAAAGACAATATGGAAAATGTCGGTAAAGCGCGTTTCCTCGTTCAGACGGGTATTGCTGATTCTGCGAGGAACCTGCAAAGCGACGTTAAGGCGCTGACGGATGCCACCGCTGCAGCAGGAAAGGGGGAGAAATCACCCTGGTCGGGCGAAGACCCCGCAAAAGCGGATAAGAAAGGCGCACAGGCGCTAAAGCAGTACGAATCGCTGCGCCGTGAAATTGAGGAAGCCAACGCAACCAGCCTGCAAAGAATTAACCTTCAGGAGAAAAATTCACGGGACAAGCTGATTAAAGAGGCGAAAGCGTCAGGCACCAGTCAGGGTGATTTGCAGAAAACATTACTGCTTAACGCTGAAAACTACCAGCGTCAGAGGCTGGAGCTGGCGGGCAAGTATGCCCCTGAAAAGGAGGTCATTCGGCAGGCCAGACAAACCAGCCAGGAGCTAAAGGGCCTGTACGATGCCCGCCTGCTGACCGAGAAAGAGTATCTGACAGCCAGGATCACGCTGTCCCAGAACAGCACCAAAGAACTCCTTCAGGCACAGGCAGACGCACAGGCAGCCCCAAGGCTGAACATCGCTGGCGAAGTAGACCCGGTTGCCAGATTGCAGAATCAGCTGGTACAGCAGCAGAGCCTGTATGACGCTTATTACACTGCTGGAAGCCTCAGTAAGGAAAGATATGAAGCCCTGATGCAGCAATCATCCCAGGAATCCGCTGATGCCCAGTATCAGGCAGCGCTTAATCTCTACAGCGGACAAAGCAGGCTGCATAAGGGATACATCAGCCTGATTGATTCAGTACGCGAGCGCACCACCAACGCCCTGACCGGGCTGCTGACTGGAACGCAGTCATTTAAGGAAAGCATGGCAAACATGTTCTCCTCGCTGGCTCAAAGCATCATTTCAAGCCTGGTGGATATGGCCGCTCAGGCCATTCTGACCAAAACGATTTTGTCAGCGTTCATGGGTTTTGGTGGTGGCGCGATTGGTGGAGCTGGCGCAGCTGCATCAGCGGGAAGTACTGGCGCAATGGGGTTAAGCACCAGTTATACGGGATATGACGAGGGTGGATATACGGGAGACGGTGGGAAGTATGAGCCAAAAGGCGTGGTGCATGGCGGTGAGTTTGTTTTCACCAAAGAGGCGACCCAGCGTATCGGCGTCAAAAACCTTTACGGCATGATGCGGGGCTACGCTGATGGCGGGCTTGTCTATCCGGCATCATCATCGGGAAGCGCTTCGGCATCGGCCCAGGGTAATCCGACTTACATTCAGGTTGATGCGCCCGTAACGATTATGCAAAGCGCCGATGCTGCTGGTGATACGGGGTACAAGGGTACTGCCAACGTTGCCACACAGATTAAATCGATGGTTCAGACAACGATCACAGAACGTTTGAGCAAGGAGTTTTCGCCGGGCGGCCTGTTATATGGCAGAAGGGGATAAGGGCAATGGCGACAGATACTTTTGAATGGCCGGTAAGGATCAGCGGCAGTGAGCAAATCACCGTTTCAGCACTTATGGCGCAGTTTGGAGATGGTTACAGGCAGGTTGCTGAGAACGGCATTAACTCGGCTTCAGAGACCTGGAACCTCTCAGTTAACGGCCAGCGTGATGAAATGGCAGCGGTTCGCACCTTTTTGAAAAATCACGTCATCCGCTCGTTCTGGTGGGTAAACCCGTGGGGTGAAAAAAAGCTCTACAGGGTGAAAACAGATTCGATAAACCCGAAGTTTATTAACAAAGGTTTTGTGGAAATCACGTTTACGTTTGAACAGGCTTTCGCACCGTGACATGTCACGATAACAACAGGGCGCATATGCGCCCTTTTTTATTGGGTGAAATATGAGCTTTACGCAGGACATACAGCAGCTGGAGCCGGGGAGCATTGTTCAGCTTATCGAAATTGACGGCACTGAATTTGGCCTGGACCGAATATTTCGGTTTCACGCGTACAATATCAACGCGGAAGGCTGGAAGTCGTTTGCCGCAGAGAACCTCCCGTCAATCATCTGGCAGGGTAACGAGTACGACCCACACCCTTATGAGCTGAAGGGGATGGAACTTTCCAGCGCAGGCGCGCAGCCAACACCCAGCCTGTCCGTGGGTAACGTTGGCAATCTGGTTACTGCACTCTGCCTTCAGTACCAGGACCTTGTAAAAGCGAAAGTCCGGATCAGGACAACAATGCTTAAATACCTTGACGCGGCTAACTGGGAACAGGGCAACGCTAACGCCAATCCGAAGGAAGAGCGCGTGCAGCTCTTCTATGTTAACGCCAAGACGGCTGAAACCCGCGTGCAGGTCGACTTCGAACTCTGTACGCCCTTCGACGTTCAGAATCTTCAACTCCCCACCCGGCAGATTACGCCGCTCTGCACCTGGTGCATGCGCGGCTTGTATCGCACGGGTACGGGCTGTGATTACAACGGGACGAATTATTTTACTAAGGACGGCACGCCAACCAGCGATCCATCGAAAGATGAGTGCGGCGGGCGACCAGCCGATTGTACGGCTCGTCATGGCGAAGGTCAGCCGCTACCCTTCGGGGGGTTTCCGGCGGCAAATTTACAAGGGAAATAACCATGCGTGAAAAATTACTTACTGCAATCAGAGAGCATGTCATTGCGGAGTATCCGCGTGAAGCCTGCGGCGTTGTCGTGCAACAGGGAAGGAAACAGGTTTACATCCCCTGCCGCAACGTTTCTGAAAAGCCGGTGGAAAGCTTCACGCTATCGCCTGATGACTACATCGCCGCCGAAAAGCAGGGCGAGATTCTGATGATTGTGCATTCCCATCCCGATGTTGCGGTGCTTGTGCCTTCAGAGACTGACCGAATCCATTGCGATCATTCCGGGCTGGAGTGGGGGATTATGTCCTGGCCTGACGGTGACTGGTGCACGCTTTCACCCCGCTGCGATCGTGACTATGTAGGTCGCCCGTGGGTGCTGGGCCACGCTGACTGCTGGTCCCTTATCATGGATTACTATCGACGCGAGTACGGCATCACCCTGCGTAACTGGTCGGTAGATTATGAATGGTGGAATGAAGGACGTGAAAGCCGGTATGACGACAACTGGCAGGATGAAGGGTTTGTTGAGGTGCCACTCGCAGAGATGCGGCCCGGTGACATGATTATGTTCCAGTCTGGCGCACCCGTCACTAATCATGCGGCCCTGTACCAGGGGGACAACATCATGCTGCATCACGGGCAGGGGAACCTTTCTAACAGGGTTCCTATCGGCGCTTACTGGCGTGAGCGTATTGTCAGGGTAGTCAGACACAGGGAGCTGATTAATGCTTAAAACCATGGTCCTTAAAGGCGTGGCGGCAAAGAAATTTGGCCGCATTCACCGCTTCAACGTTGAAGACCTGAGTGAGATGCTCAGGGCTATGTGTTCCCAGGTGCCGGGGTTCAAAAAGTATCTGGCCACTGCTCACCATGACGGCGTTCAGTTTGCGTTCTACCGGAGCGGGGAGAACATCGGCGTGCAGGAATTTAACATGTGCTCCACCGCCGTTGAATTCAGCATGGTTCCGATCCCGCAGGGTTCCAAACAGCTCGGCGCACTACAGGTGGTCATTGGTGCCATTGCCCTTGTTGCTGCCTTCTTTACTGCTGGCGGGAGCATGGCCGCCTGGGGGGCTACGCTGGCGGGAACAGCTGGTGCTGCAACGGGTACCGCTGCAGTCGCTACCGTGGCTCTGACCGGATTAGGCCTGTCAATGGCGCTTGGTGGGGTGGTTCAGATGCTGACGCCGCAGCCCAGCTACAGTATCGGCGCATCATCAAGCACTGATAACAAGCCGAACTACGCTTTCGGCTCACCCGTAAACACCGTGGCAATGGGCTATCCGGTGCCTGTCCTGTATGGCCAGCGGGAAATTGGTGGTGCGATCATCAGCGCAGGCAGCTTTACCAGCGATCAGCAATAAACATTATTCAGTGAATATCAGCCACCTTCGGGTGGTTTTTTTATGGGTGCGATATGCAAATTACTAATGGCGTGGAATTTATTCATGGCAGGAAAGGGGGCGGTGGCACTCCCCACACTCCTTACGAACAACCTGATGACCTTCTTTCCACCGCAAAGCTTAAAATGCTTCTGGCTATCGCTGAGGGTGAAATCGAAGGCGACCTGACTGCTCAGGATATTTTGCTGAATGATACTCAACTGGCAAACGACGATGGCAGTTACAATTTCACTGGCGTTGTATGGGATTACCGCAAAGGCACTCAGGACCAGACCTATATACAGGGCATGCCAGAGATTGATAACGAGCTGGCAGTCGGCATCGAGGTAAAACAAAACACCCCGTGGACTCGTCAACTGACAAAGCTGGACCTTGACGCCGTTCGCATAAAACTGAGCCTCCCACGCCAGTATTTTTATAAAGATAACGGGGACATGGTGGGTACCGTTACCGAATACGCTATCGACCTGTCGACAGACGGCGGCGCGTGGAAGGAAGTGGTAAAGGCGAGTTTCAAAGGCAAAACAACGTCTGAGTACCAGCGCGATCACCGCATCAATCTGCCCAAGGCAACTTCACTCTGGGCAATCCGGGTGCGCAGAATTACACCGGACTCCCAGACACCCAGCAAGCTGATGAATGCCTTCAATGTTTACTCCTACGCAGAGGTGGTCGACAGCAAACTGCGTTACCCGAATACAGCACTGCTCTACGTCGAGTTTGATGCCGCCCAGTTTAACGGCAATGCACCTAAAGTTACCTGCAGGCCAAAAGGCCGCAGGATTCGCGTGCCGTCGAACTACAACCCCGTCACCCGGGAGTATACCGGCGCGTGGGACGGCAATTTTATGTGGGCCCACAGTAACAACCCGGCATGGATTTTTTATGACCTGGTGCTGAATAAAATTTTCGGCATGGGAAACCGCGTTGACGCCTCCATGATTGACAAGTGGGAGCTTTATTCCATCGCCGCTTACTGCGATGAAAAGGTATCTAACGGCGCTGGCGGTACTGAGCCGCGTTTTACCTGTAACGTTTATATCCAGAGCCAGCAGGACGCTTACAACGTTCTGAAGGATATCGCAGCAATCTTCCGGGGCATTACCTTCTGGGGGAATAATCAGATTTTCGTCAACGCCGATATCCCGCAGGTGACCTCTGATGGTCATGTTGACCCTGACTGGACCTATACAGCCGCAAACGTCATCAATGGCCTGTTCACGACTGCAGGCGGTTCTTACAAAAACCGATATTCATCCTGTCAGGTCAGCTATTCCGATCCTCAGAATCACTTCACTGATACCGTGGAAACCGTTTACGATTCTGAGCTTGTGGCACGATACGGCGTGCAGGAAATGCAGCTTACGGCAATTGGTTGTACCTCGCAGAGTGAGGCGCATCGCAGGGGGCGGTGGGCGCTCTTAACCAATGCAAAGGATGGCTCCATTTCATTCGGCGTTGGCCTGGACGGGCATATCCCATTACCGGCTTCAATCATCGCCGTGGCCGATCCTTTCCTTGCTGGCAGACAGAATGGCGGGCGCATTCACGCGGTCAACGGTCGTTCAGTTACCCTGGACAGGGTGATTGACTACGCCGCAGGCGATCGCCTCATTCTTAACACGACTGACGGAAAGACGCAGACGCGAACCATTAGCGCAATCAGCGAAGATAAGCGCACCGTAACTGTCAGCACCGCATGGGCATCCGCGCCTGTAGCGGGCGCAGTATGGAGCATCGACAGCGACGATCTGGCCGTGCAGTACTACCGCGTCACATCGGTAATGGCTAACGATGATGGCACGTTCACCGTCTCCGGGGTGCAGCATGATCCCAATAAATATCGATACATTGATGATGGCGTGCGCATTGAAAGCCCGCCCGTAACCGTTACACCGATTGCGGTAATGAAACCGCCAGCCAATATCAAAATCTCAGAGAACAGCTTTGCATCACAGGGGCTGTCTGTGGCAAGCATGGAGGTCTCCTGGGATAAGGCCGATGGTGCAATTCGCTATATGGCACAGTGGCGAAAAGATAATGGTGACTGGGTTAACGTAGGGCAGACCAGCGCAACGGGCTTCAGCATTCAGGGCATTTATGCCGGGGTTTATGATGTCCGCGTCCGGTCGGTCAATGCTGCCGATGTGTCATCGCCATGGGGCAATGCAGAGACGACTACCCTAAACGGTAAAGTTGGCAAGCCTGGTACACCAGTTAGCCTCGTAGCTTCAACGAATGTCGTATGGAATATCGATCTCACCTGGGCATTCCCCGCTGGCTCCGGCGACACCGCATACACCGAACTGCAGGTGGCCACCACCGCAGACGGCCAGAACCCGCAGTTTCTGACCTATGTCCCATACCCAGGAGTAAGTTATCAGCACGGCCCTATGCCCGCCGGGGTTCGCCGCTGGTACCGCGCGCGGCTGGTGGACAAAATCGGTAACGTGGGTGACTGGACTGCATTTGTGGGCGGCGCAACAAACTCCAGCGCAAGCGAGCTGATTGATGATGTTGTCGAAGAGTTTTTGACCTCACCGGACGGCCAGGCGTTGCTTGACCCGCTCATTACTGACCCGGAAGCCGCCATGAAGGACATTCTGGCGGGCTACGAAAACGTGAAACAGCAGTGGTCGCAGTATGGTGAGAACCGCGCTGGCATCATTGAGGCAAGCAAAGTGGCAACGGATGCGCAGTCATCTGTCGCCAGCCTGGCAACGGTTGTAACTGCCAACTACAACGACCAGCAGGCTGCAATCCAGCAGAAGTTCGACGCATACGCGGATGTCAGCAACCCCTCAGCCATTTACACGCTGAAGACTGGCATCAGATACAACGGCACAAATTACGATGCGGGGCTGTCTGTGGCCGCTACAGTCAATGGCACCAGCGTTGATACGCGCGTGGCTGTAAACGCTAATCAGTTTGTTGTCATCAGTGGTGCACAGGGTAATTATTACTCCCCGTTCATCATTAAAGACGGCCAGGTACTGATTAACCAGGCATTCATTGGCACCGCCTGGATCGGGCGCGGCAACATTACTGATGAGCTAAGGTCTGATAACTATGTTGCGGGCCAGTCAGGTATGTTGCTGAACTTTAAAACGGGCGCTATAGAGGCCAATGGGGCGGTTCCGGGACAGGGTAGGCTAACTTTGTCTAACAACAGAATAGTTGTATACGATTCGAGTGGCAATCCGGCTTGCGTAATGGGGCAAAGGCTATGAGCGATATGGGTTTTCAGACGTTCATAAATGGCACATCTTTCGATGCGACTAATTCCATGGCTTTCAACTACATCATAGATTTATTTGTGATTACGGCAGGAAGCGGTAGTCGTGACTATTCGGCTTACCCCGATTCTGACTTCTCTGTTGTATGCATAAACGACAGCCTGGAAAAAGACAAAACATTTACTTATTCACAATCAGGAACCACCCTTAACTGGACAAGTTCATTCGGGATGAGGATGGCGGTTATAGCCACTCCAGTAAGTGGCTCAAAGGCAAAGGAGTCAATGGGGTTCGCCTATTATGCAGATGGAAGAATAAAACTTACTCCTTCATTCACGCCGATGGTTCTGTGTCAGGTGTTAGATGTAACTGCAGGCCTGAAAGTGGTACAGACAAATGTTCCCGCTGGCAGAAAGTTTTTGGCCTTTCACCGTGGGACAGGCACTTCAGGAAATAGTTTGGACCAGGTTTGGTGGAAAGAGACGACACAGAATGGATATATTGCACTCAACATAGATGTTGTTAACAGCACTGGGTTCAGGCTGTATGTTTTTTCAGATATTCCGGTAAACCCGCCTGATTATGGGTTCTTTGTGTATAAAAATGGCGCTATCGTTTACCACAGCAATTGCCTGCCGCTGATTGTTAAGGTATGGGACAGGCAAGAAAATGCTAACGGCATAAGCAGTAACTCTCCCATGGCGGTTGGTCCAGGAGTGGTTAGTTTTATTTCAGGTGGATCGGCAGGTACAGCACAAAGTTCTTTCATATGCTCTTCTGCCGGGTTTTCTCAAAGCTTGAATCCACCTTGGAGGGTTACTGCTGTCATTTACACCACTAATATCGGCGGCAACCCGCAGCCCGGCTGGTCGGTCAGGTACATTCCATACATTGATACTGCGGTATATGATCAGTATTACCTCAATGCATTGGGATGATCATTCAGTATAGGGAAATTTGTCGCAAGACGAAGTGTCAATAAATGACTCACGCGACATCCACTGAAATGCAAATGCACCACCTGAAAGATACTCATTCGTGTTTATAGGCTTACGAATACCAAATACAGGTATTTTTACGACACTACGACCTACAGATGCGGTGTTGTAGCAGATAGGTGGTGTGTTGGATGAACAAGCTGAGATTAGCAGGCTACTTAGCAAGATAGGAGCTATGCAAAGATATTTCATTTTCTGTCCTTGATAATGTTCAATAGGTTAAATCCTATAATACATTTTGCATTATTAAAAGTCCTAATGAATTGATGAATTCACTCACGTTAGACCATTTCCAACCCGGCCACCGTGCCGGGTTTTTTATTGCCCGGAGATAACTATGCCAGCAGGCACTATTGCGTTAACCAACAACTCAACCACCGTGGGTGGCACCGGAACCGCGTTCACTACTGAGCTGAAAGCAGGTGACTTCATAGGCGTTACTGTGGGCGGTGCGCCCTATACCATGATTGTCGCGTCGATCGCTTCAAACACGCAGCTCACTATTGCGCAGGCCTACAACGGACCAACGGCCAGCGGATTAGCGTGGTACGGCATTCCGGCAACACTGAAGTATGCGATTACTCAGCAAGTCCTGAATGATATGGCAACTAACCAGCGGGGGATGATTGCTCAGCTGGCGAACTGGCAGAAGATTTACAGTGACGCCGCATCGGTTACCGTAGAGCGACCTGACCGCAGTTCGTTCACCGGCCCGAGCTGGGGCTATATGTCAAACCAGTTCGCAAACAAAGCTGACCTGGTGGGTGGTGCGGTCGCTATTTCACAGGGTGGGACGGGCCAGAAGACAGCGCAAGCAGCATGGAATGCTTTAGTACAATACGGCACCACGTCCACTACTGCCGCACGCGGCGATGATTCCAGACTTAATACAGTAGGCGGTAAAAGTGGCGGTGCGATAACCAGCGCGATTACCGTTACAGGCTCAGCTACGGCAGGACCAACAGCGGGTTTGGCGGTGGATGCTGGTGAGCGTAACCGGGTAGAGATTAATAACACGGCCAGCGGTGGCAGCACCGGTAATCCGGTCGGGTGGACGGTTTACCGCTGGTACAACGAGCTGACGCAGACAGGAATCAGACGTGCCGGTGATACGTCAATCCAGTCATATTTTATTGCCATGACTGGTGCAGGCTCCTGGGAGTTTCAGAAGTCAGGGAGTGCAACAGCACCGGGTAGCTGGGTGAATGGCTCAGATGAGCGCCACAAAACTAAAATTACGGCCGTGCCGGATGCTCTGGCGTCCGTTCTGAGCTGGAGAGGGGCTACATACGTCAAGAAAGACGGAGCGGCTGAGGTTGGATTGATTGCTCAGGATGTGGAAAAGGCGTGCCCGGTTGCTGTCAGCACGAATGGTGACAGAACATTCCAGGATGGCACAGTAATCCCTGACTTCAAGTACCTGAACACATCAGGTGCTGCGGCCGCATTTCACACCGAAGCCATTAAGGCGTTGTTCAGCATTGTAGAAATGCTGGCCCTTGATAATCCAGAAGTGCTGGCAGTGGTGGATAAAATAAAAGCCAGCGCTGAGGAGATTGGTAAGCGTGAGGTTGAAAGCGAGGCGACCTGGAAAGACGAGCCACCAGTGCTGGATGTACCCAGCAATGAGGAATCACAAAGTGGTAGTTAAATTTTCTGAGAGATCATCATCCTGACAATTCTCCCCATGCACCCGGTTGATCATTGCCACCATTCGATCAAATAATACTGTATATCCAAACAGCATTGAGGTGCATCATGGGCAGAAGAGACGACATCCCCGCAGCATTCCGGGCGAGCATACAGATAGCTGCTAACGGGCGGCGCACAGTCGCCACCACGGACTTCGTTGCGGCGCTGGCGTTGGTCAATTATGAATGGTCACTGGCCGAGGCCAATCGCTGGATAGAACACTACCAGAGTACGTTCAAAGACGTGTCGACAGAAGAGGGTGAGCGCCGGACGTTCCTGCTGTTCAATCCGAACAATGGAGGTTTCTAATGGGCTTTCCATCCCCGGCCACAGACTACATCGAAGACAGCGTATGCCTTAATCGCTTGTTCATCCCGCACCCTTCCGCAACATCGCTCGTCGAGTTCGGCGGCCTGCAGTACGTCATTGACCGCTCATTGGCTCCTGGAAACGGCTCTGTGATTTGCTACGAAATATTTGGCGAAGTGGCAATCGGCAAAATGATGGGGCGAGCGATTATCACGCCGGATGGGGATGCGATTGAAGGTGAAGCGTTGAGCGAGGTGATTGTGATCGGGACCGTGGTGCTGACGATTACGCAGCATCATGACTTTAACGGGCCGTTAATTTGACGAAGGGATCATCTGCTGAAAGTTTTGCATACCAGCGGTGCAGACGCCGGAGGACTCAGCCAGTAACATCCGCATACGAGAAATGGAGCAGACAGCAGGGGGCGAGGAGTAAAACAGCTATAGATTACACTGGCACTAAAATTTCAGCAAAAAAATGCCCGCGAAAATTATTGCGGGCAGAAATCCTTGTTACGCAGAGACATGGCTCTGTGAGGTTGACACTATTTTGTGTCAATTTGAGTTTAGTTGGGCCATTGATAAATGCAAGGAAGGAAAAAAGCCTGCGTTACACAGGCATAAATTCGGTCAAGGGAAAGGGAAACCAAACGCAGCACAGGCTGCTACGCTAATGTACAAGTTGCTGGCCGGAAAGATAGCAGTATCATCGAATGTTAAGTAAATGTTCTAAGCAGTCACCGGCAGGCATAAAAAAACCCGGCTTAGGCCGGGCGGTATAATCTGCACCATAAAAGGAACCAGCAATGATCCCTAGCATGAGGGTAGTCCTAAACTGCATCTTCGCAAGCTGTTAGCCAAAAAACTCGTACAAAAAACCCGGCGCGGTGGCCGGGTTGAGTGAGCGTTAGTACTGATAAACCATCTGGTATGCTGCAAAAGCATCCTTGTGGCGCACGCTGCCAGCCTGACTTTCTGGTAAGTCTGTTAGGATAGAATCATCAACTGAAGCAGGAACGCCTTTAACTTTGTTCAGCATTGCTAACTCAAAAGCGCAACCGGGACACTTGTGGCGACCAGATTTCCCCTGATTCTCAGGAAGGACGGAGAACATTGGGTTGTATCGGTGATTCTTTTTGCAAATGTTTTTCATAAAGCACCTTCAAATAAGGCGCTGAACGCTTTACAGGGGATCCCGCTTGAGATAACCTCTCTACTGAGATCTCAAGAAAACATTCAAGCACAGATTGTTTTTTCGGCCCCTGTTGTTTGCGCAACACGGGGCTTTCCCTTATGTATTGATCACGATTCAACCAAAACACGCTGGGATTATATCCAGGTGTAATTTCTGTTTCTACGTCTTTTTTTCGTAACCTGCTGTTTTAGATCTTTTTATTCGAAAAAAAGGCCGCATCTCAGCGACCTCACCTAAGCAACACCCTCACCCGAACGTCTCTTCCGGCCACTGCATGAAAGTTAATCCTCATCACCTGAATCTCGCGATGACGAACTGATGCCACGCTGCTTCATTTCTCTGACATGCTTGTTGTAGTCGACACCGCAGTCAGCTGAGCAGAACGCTGTATCGGGGACAACGGGCTGGTCTTCACACCAAATGCACATGCCGTCAGGGCTTTTAGGACTCTTTTGGCGACTAACCAAAGAAGCCTGGATAATTGCCTGCTCCAATTCCTGCGCTAAATCTGCGTCATCCATAACTGCCTCACTGTGATGAAAGTTGAATAAGAATCCGTGCAAACTCAGCAATCATAACCTGGCGTGATGTATTAGAATAAGTGGACATTCATTCAGTATGTATGAATGTCCAGTCAGGCACCCCAAACTCATTGGCAGGCTCTTCAAATGTCGTTAGCCAGCCACATATCAGCTTCTTCAAACATCTCCTCGATCACAGCAGCCAGCTTTGCCTTATCGCCTTTACTGGCATCGGTATTAATGCTGCTGTTGGTCACCATCGGCTTAACCTTCACTTCAGCAGCTGGAAAGACACGGTGTACCCGCTTCTCCAGTTCAGCCAGGATCAGCTCCCTGGCGTTCGGGAATTCGGCCACATTGCGCTTGTCGTAAATGAGTTCGACGAACATTTTTACACCCTCAATTTATACTGGTTGAATATACAGTATAATCGCTGCGTAACTGTACAGTGTCAAGGCTCGGGCGGGAGATAAGAAGAGGATAACTTGTTTCAGTTAGTTACAAATAGAAAAACCTCAGACCGTTAAATCTGAGGTTTCGCTAAGTGCACGTGCATTTCACGTGCATATTTCTGTCTTTACGTGGTCTGCGTTCTGTCTGGTCAGTGTCCTTAAGTTACTGTTTTTACAGTCTCTGTCAGGTTGCAGTCCTACTAAAAGTGGTGGAGCTGGCGGGAGTTGAACCCGCGTCCAGAATTACTACACCGTCGGCACTACATGCTTAGTCAGTCTTTACATTCGCCGGCCAGCTGCGGACAGACACGCCACTGACAAACTAGCCTGATTAGTTTTAGTGCTTCAACCCCAGGCCGGGTATCCACACGAGTTCTTTTGGGTTTGACTTCTCTTGATCCCCGTCTTAAGAACGGAAGCTAGGGAGAGAAGGCTCTAAGCAGGGTATTAAGCTGCTAGTGCGTAGTTTTCGTCGTTTGCGACTATTTTTTTGCGGCTTTTAACGAGGCAAACCGCCCCTCGGCATGCTCCTAGGGCTACGCAAATCCTGTCGAATCCAGAATCAGCCCCAAGTACTGTTTCGCAGTATATCAGAAAAACCTGTCGCTGTACCAGTAGGTTAGCGATTAGCGTGTTTCATAATACGTGCTTTGTCTAATTTCCACTCACGATCTTTGATGTCATCGCGCTTGTCGTGCTCGCGCTTACCTTTTGCCAGGCCGATTTTCAGCTTAGCCCAGGCGTTTTTCCAGTACATCGACAGCGCAATAATGGTGTAACCATCACGGTTAACTTTACCAATCAGCGTGTCGAGCTCGCGTTTTTTCAGCAGCAGCTTGCGGCTGCGCGTCGGGTCGCAGACATAATGCGTAGAGGCGACGCTCAAAGGCTGGAAAGTTGACCCAAACAGGTAGGCTTCGCCATCGCGCAGCATAATGTAGCTGTCGCTGATGTTGGCCTTACCGGCGCGGAGAGTTTTGACTTCCCATCCCTGGAGCGAAAGCCCGGCTTCGAACTCTTCTTCGATGAAGTATTCGTGGCGGGCGCGCTTGTTCATGGCAATGGTAGCGGAACCGGGTTTATGTGCTTTTTTCTTTGTCAT